TCAAGCGACTCTTTAGCGACATGACGGTGAAAGAATTCACGGATGGCGCGCTGGTCAGAGTTTGTTAATTCACCGATTTGTTTATAAGCCGCCGTCCCTTCAGGAGTCTCAGCCAATGCCCTATGCAGAGCATCGACAGACTTTTGATCCACAGCAAAAGATTGCTTGTTTAATGTTGTACGCTTACCGCCCAACCCTTTAACGTAGTCATTCGCATAACCGTCGAATAGATCAGCCAACGCTTCAGCGCGCTGCTGTTTGCCGTTTTTATCTTTAAGAGGAGCAATTTCATCAAGCGCGTCGCGATATTCATCAGACCGATCAGCCCCGACCTTTTCAAAGAAGCCAGCAGACTGAACGTCGGCCAAAATATCAGCAGCATGATCACCATCAGCAGCTCGTCCACCAATATAATCCATAAGTGATTTTTTTAGGTCAGACTGAGCATCGAAAGGCTTGGCGAGCTGGTCAGCTACCCCAGCTTTAACATCCATCACCAAATCTGGGCGATTAGCCACACCGAGAGGAAGCCAACCATCCTCGTCATGGTCACCACGGACGATGGCAACATTACGTTTAATTTGCTGCAAGTCATCACGCGCTATCGGATTGGCAAGTTTATCCATTCCGTCGCCATTGACGGTTAAGAATGTGTCCTTTCCTACCTTTTCAAGTTCGTAATCCCCAGGCATTAAGCCAAGCGCACGCACCTGCTTGATTGCATTCTCAGGCGTGGTGCTACCGAGCGACACCTGCACGCTGTTAGGCTTGCCCTGCTTCATCGCCATCACCAGCGCAGCATTGGCCTCCATTTCACCTAGAGACTGCCCAAGGATACGCTGAGCATCACCAATACACGCACGTCGGCGAGCATTCAACTCTTGGGCAACAGCTAGATCATCACCGCTGTCTGTATAGCCAGACAAGTCGATTTCTTTGGCGGCCTCCGTCAACGCTTTAGATTTCTTTAACGCATCAGTACTGGTTTTCATGTAATGATTGACATGCCAGTCCTGCATGCCGTCGGCAATATGACCGACCTCTGTGGCGGTCATATCAGAGTGAATGCGACGAGCCAACACCTGAGAAGCACCAGCAATCCCCAGCACATCAACAACCGACCGATCTACCAAGGCATCGCCACCAACAGCCAGCGCAAGAGAATTAATGCTATTGTAAGCACCAACACCAATATGGCCACCTAAAGTCTCTTCAGGGTTTGCCCCAGCTATCGCGCCAACTTCAGACAGGAACGCGGCAGTTTGAGCCGTCCGTAAATCATTAATAATTGTCTCTTTTGCCTTTTCGTCAATATCGGCATCGTCCGACGATTCCAAAACAAACGCTTTAGGCTCGCTGGTGGATTTGTTTATTTCGGCAGCAGCAGCACGAATCTGACTATCAATATCAGCTAAACGCTTTCCGTCCTTCACTAAATCAAGAGCGTCCTTAGCACTCAGCAAACTAGCATCAGCAAGAGGAGCTGCAGGTTCCTTAATACCTTCTAATTCCTTTTTGATTAGGTCGGCGGCCTGACCACGCTCAAACATTGCCATTTTTTGCTCAGGCGTTAACTCGGCCAATTTTCCCTGCTTAACAATATGCGCTTCTTCCTCAAGCTGCTCACGAGACAAGCCCGAAGCCTCGGAGCGGCCTTTGTAATCAGGATTAAACCCAAGGCCACCCTGCTGTTTTGGCACAGGCATTAAATCGGCAACAGATAAATCCTCAGGGCCAACGCTATTTAACGGGATTTCGCCGATTCCTAAATCCGATCGAGACTTAGGGTCGTTGAGTAGTTTTTCACGACTTTGTTTAATAACTTCCTTGGCGCGACTAAGCAGCTTCGCGTGATGGCGAGCCTTAACCTTTTCCAACGCAGCAGCAGAGAGGTGCTCATAGTCCGCATCAGGGAAATCCATCTCTTCTTGTTTCCAGCCTGCCTTTTTAGCGACCGAATCGATGACACCACGCTCGGCCTCTTGTTTTTGTTTTTTTAGATTTTTAAGAGCGTCCTGTTTTTCTTGATGAATACCTGCAGCTTTATCCGCTTTGGTTTGCTCTTTCTTGGCCGCACGTTTATCGCCAGCTTTAGCAGCAGCTTCTTCTTTGTAGGTGTCCTTCGATTTTACCGACCGCAGGCGTAGGTGATTAAGAGCACCACCAGCACCACCGATGACTTTGGCCGAGCCATCAGGCTGAGGCTGAATGAGGACAGCCTGACCACCACCATCACCGCCATTAATTGTGATCCAATGAGAGCCTGGCGGGATTGGCGATTGTGACTTAATCAGTAATACAAATTTTTTCATGCTAGTGTCTTCTGTAACCAAGCTGCAAAATCAGGATCATCACCAGCCTCCGCCTCGATAACAGGCACCCAGCGACCACGGCAATGAGGATGGGCAAGGCCAGCAGGCAAGTGCCACATCTCGTCAGGAGTTCTAGGCACAAAAACATCGCCGACACGCTTACGTGGCGACGCTGAGCGGCCTATATTATTTTTACCTACCCAGACATCAGTGTCGTGGTTTTTGCTAGGGTGATCAGGCGAAACAACCGTCGCAATTACGCCGTCTATTTTGCGGCAAAAAGCGCAGGCGTTAGCGTAACGCTCCACCCGTTTTATTTTAGTACCCAGAGCAAGGCTGGCAACATAACCCTGCGTTTGTGCTTCCCCAGCCTCTGTCACGGCAATCCTGCGCCAGTCACGATTGTGGACGGCAAACTTATCAAACAGCTTCGATTGTAGAGATTGGCTCGGAGTGCCAGCGACCGCAGAGGTCTGGCCCTCGAGGTGAGTAATAATGGTGGAGCGCATATCGTGACGCACAGACTCCGTCAACGCCCTGACATTTTCAGCAGCGCGAACACGAGCAAAATCCAGCATTGATTTTTGTTGAGCGGGAAGATTGAACTGGGTAGCAGCGGCATCAACCGTGGACGGCATCGCGGCCAATATTTTATCAACCACAGCACTAGACAGAACAACCGCAGCGTCAAGATTAGCCTGAACCTTTCCCATTAAACCAGCGCGGGTGGTCAACCACTCGGCCTCAGTTTTTAATTCGTCGGCGGGCAGATAACGCTGAACAACATAATCGATGGCCATCATGTGGTCATCAAGCGTCCACTCCGTCGGGAACAATGATTCTAGGTATATTTTAACCAGAGCAAGTTCATCCTTACTCCAACGCTCCATCATGTTAGGCCGAGGAATAATAACTGCCGCTTCTTTGTAATGTTCCCCGTTTTGCCAAGCAATAATTTGGTCACGGACATAATCAAGACGATCAAGGCCACGACGGGAAAACAGCTCAATCAACCGACGAACCAGCAGCGAATCATGTGGCAACCAAATGCCATCGTCATGGGTATGGTTTGATTTAAAAATGTATTCTAATGCGTCATTTGTCGCCAAGACTGTCAGCGGCAAGACATCGAGAAAAAGCGGGTTTTTTTCACTCATAATAACTCTCAAAAAAAGTAATCCCGCCTGACTGGGTAGGTCAGGCGGGAACCACCATGAGACTAGCAACGGTGAATTGTTGGCTGGTGGCCGCTCCGCGAGTATCCCTAGTTGTACTGGTTACCCAGCCAATCCGTAACCGCCTACGGGAGTAGTTCCCAGTCATTTAGCCCTGACTGGTCTGCTTAGGGCGAGCAGGTATGATGGGCGTTTTTTCTTGAAGTTCGTATTGTTCAGCTTTTGCTTCAGCAGGGATGGCGATATAACGCTTATGGCCGTTCTGATTTTTCACAATCATCCCGTCATCACCATGCTGCTCAACCGTATAATCCTGCTTGGTTCTAGTTTTATGACCAGCAACATGCGCCCATTTTAATTTGTGGCGAGTTTTTTCATGTTCGACAGTACAGCCATGACGACCAGTCGACAACACCTTACCGACTTTCGGCTCGCCTTTATGATGAAAAAAGACTTCATCACCAACATAAGCGCGACTCAATTAGGCCACCTCACCAAGCTAACAGTCTGACCCGATAATCCGTGAGTGCTATCAGGCAGAAACTCAATCTTTCCATTCGTAACAAAAGAATGGCACATTCTAGGTGGCGCACCATCAACCCCAGCATCAGGCGCATCATACGACACAGCTAAACTGGGTCGGAACGTCGGGAGGTTATTGTCACCATTCCATGACCATGTGGTATTCACGCCGTGTGACCGTAGGCAAGCAGGGCACCAAAACAATAAAAGACCGTCAGTTGTGTGCTTGATAACACTCATACGTCCATCCTCCACACGGGCATGCCTAGCGACTTTTGCATCGCTTCACCATTATCATCTTCACCGCCACCAGCATCGGCAGGAGAAGGAGGAGCGTCGCCTTTTTCCTCTTGAGGCTGGCCACCAGCAACACCACCGCCACCCGCGTCGGGATTGCCGTAATCTTCCTGATTAGATTGCTGGCTTGCTTGGTACGCCCCTTGTAACGCAGGGTTAAGCGGAGAATCCCCCCAGTCACCCTTTGTTTCTTCCCAGCCGCGAGCTTTGCGCGCTTCGTTAACAGTGCGTAAAGCCTGCTCTTCCGTCCACGATTGGGTCTGGTCTAATTCATCCAGCCCAGTCCAACGAAAAACATATTTGTCGCTAAACTCAGCAACAATATAATCCGAAAAAATATCTTCAAAATAAGCCAACAAAGGCCGCAGCCCTTTGTCCTTCGAGTTGATTAGTTTTTCTTCGGTATCGCTACCAGAGAGCGAGCTGGTACCAGCGGTGAAACTCTCGAAATTAATTTCATCGGGAGCCATGCCGTAAATTGCACAAATAATACTAGTTAAAAACGTCATCCATTTAGAGAACATAATCTCGTTAACATCGACACCGAAGTTCTCAAACGATGCCTTGGATTCATTATTTTTAGACACCATGACGGGCAGCGACCACGCGTTATTGATGCCTTTTACCATAGCATTCCAGTAACGCTTAAACGCTGATAAATCCTCTGGAGCGTAATCCCCCGACAAATGCAACAGCCCTTTAGGGATGGCATTACTATCGAAGTATTTCAGGTTATACGTCATCGCATTGAGAAGGCCAGTAACGACCTTTACGAGCAGCTCCGTCTCTGAAAAGCCATAACCACCCACAGTCACATCAGATCGCGGATTACGAGGCAAATAGATCAGGTCATCGTATGTGTAAGCAGCGCGAATATTGCCCTGTACTACCTGAAGCGCATAAATCTCGTCCTCACCCTGATAGCCTCGCTCGGTACATAGCCGAACAGTTGAGCCATCAACAGCATAGAACCCGTCTAGACCTAATGCGCGGTTACGCTTCCATTCCGTCTCGATCGGCGCAGAATCTAAAATCAAACTATCGCGAGTCAATTTAGACATAAACTGAGAAAAGTTATCCCGCTTCAAACGCATACGCTGACGAGGACTTGACTCCCAGCCGCAGTTTGTGAAAAACCCTTCAAGCAGCTTGATCGACTCAATCTCAGATTTTCCTAGTTTTTCCGTGCTATCTTTTGATCGGATAGCAAACCCTGGCCCCTTGCCAGATTCCTGAACCCGACAAAATCTACGCACCTGACG